CGATGACGCCTATGAAATCTGCACAGAGATATTTCCTTTCATCAAACATATTTTAGAGAAGTGCTCAAAGGAACTTGCTATTTCTATTGATGCGGATATTGCCACCGATGTAACGGATGCCATAGGAGGAAGGCTTCATGTCCTGGCTAAAGAGTTCCGTGGCGCTATATCAATGAGCGGCAACGGAAGAATTAAACCAAAAGATAGTGGGAGTAAAAGAACTAAAGTTGAAGAAACCCAAGAAGGAACCAGTGAGCTAGAACAAAAAAGAAAGAATCAGTCCTTCAGTATAATCCCCGACCCAGACTCGACAATGTTCGTCAATGTTACTGGAAGCTCTACGAGCAATACTGTGATCATAGGTACTAAAAATCCATTCTGGCAAAAGGAAGATTTTACGAAGTACGATGTGATGCTTGCAGTCGCTAGCTGCGCGCTTGTGACTCAAGCTATGACTCTGGATGGGGATAAGCAACCCGTACTATTCATCATCAATAAGGAAGAAGGAACTCTTGCCCGCAAAGCATTTAGCGCCCTTGACAGTATGATCTCTGGCCTTCCAAAGCCCCGCAAGAAGTAACCCACGATGATCACGAAGCTGGTTTCGTGATCATGAACACCTGACCACTAACAAACAGCGCATGAAGCGGCCCTTCAGTGCGCTGTTTTCTTTAACACTAGATAACTTAGGAGATATAAATAATGTTGAGCGATTCAATTCCCTATTCAGTTCCCTTCTTATACAGAAGAACTACAGAACTGAATCAGTTCCTAAGAGGTAAGACTCGTAAACTCGTCTTAGATATCCTCTTAGAGTGCTCTAACTCTAAGAGTATGATATACTTATGGATTCAGTTCTGTAGTTCTTCTCTCTATAGAGGGGAACCGAATCACAATGTCTAATCTTTGCAAGCAGTGCGGGAAGTCGATCACCCGTGGTGGCTACCCCATAGGAAGAGGTTCTAAGGCGTATGCGTGCCGCTTCTGCGCGGTGCGTGCGACCGGGCTAACCACAACCGCACTCAGGGCCGCACACGGGGCCCGTATTGCGGGCGAGAACTATCGGAGGGTGATTAAGCGTCTTAAAGACAAGATCGCAACCAACGATCGCCTAGAGGCCTCGAGACGCGAACGGGTCGAATACCTCGAAGATCAAATCGCCGAGATGCTAAACGATAAAGCAACCTACGATCGGGAGATGGCAAAACATGGAGACAAATAGCCAGGACATTCTCCATCAAGTTGATGGCATCATCTCGGAGCGAGGCCTCCAGTATGGTGACCCGAGCGAGAGCTTCTGCCAGATTGCTGAGATTTGGACAACGCTCTTGCGTAGCCAACTCGCACCCGGTCAGCGCTTAAGTGCGAGCGATGTGGGTTTACTCATGGCCTCGCTTAAGATCGTCAGGCAGAGCAACACCCACAAAAGAGATAACCTCGTTGATGCGATCGGCTACTTAACAATCGTGTCACGACTGGAGGAGCGACCATGAGCATCGTGAAAACCATTACCGAGTACTTCGCCGGGTTGCCTGCCCGCTCACCGAGATGGTCAGCGGTGCGAGGGGCGCACCTGAAAAGGAACCCGACCTGCGCTGCGTGCGGGACTAAGGACAAGCTCGAGGTTCACCATATTCACCCGTTCCATCTTTTCCAAAATCTCGAGCTCGAGCCCTCGAACCTTCTGACCTTATGCGAGACGGGTGGTAACTGCCACATCATGCTCGGCCACCTCAAGCATTGGAAAAGCTACAACCTGAGTGTAAGAAAAGATGCGGAGGTTTTATTACAGAAAATAAAAGCCAGACCGTGAGGCTCGAAGTGCCGATACCACCTAGCACGAACCAACTCTTCCGGGCCTCGGGTCGGCGTGGCAAGTTCTACAAGGCGAGGTGCTATATGGCATGGCTCGCCGAGGTCGCAATCCTCATCCCCCGAGGCAAGGCACTCGAAGGGCTGGCAGAGATCAACATCGAGATACATGGTGGCGAAGGTTGGACGCACCGCAGGGATCTCGACAACACCAATAAAGCGGTCATCGATATGTTGGTGAACAAGGGTTACCTTCATGACGATAACACCAAATATGTGAGACGCATCACCACCTCTTATCACCCGCCGACCCAAGCAAAAGTGCGAGCGATTTGCGTTGTTTACCTTAGACGCACACAATGTTGAATAGTTTTTTTAGGAGACCGCATTTGGCAAAGCCAAAACAGCGTTGGTCTTGTGGGACTATAACCGATCGTGTTCATGAACTCCGAGTAAGCTTCCCGAAATCGGGCAGCCGCTTTCGATTTCTAGCACTGACCGACCTCCATTGGGATTCAGCGCACTGCGACCGAGCCTTCCTCAAAAAGCATTTGGATTATGCACTCGCAGAGAACGCCCCCGTCGTAATCGTGGGCGATCTCTTCGATGTGATGCAGGGAAAATACGACCCGAGATCAGACCCGAAGACGCTGAGACCCGAGCACCGTGGAAGCAATTACTTTGACCTTATAAGCAGCACCGCACTCGAATGGTTCAAGCCTTATGCAAGCATCCTTGCACTAATTACGCCTGGTAATCATGAGGCCTCAATCATCAAGAGAAACGAGATCGACCTGATCGATAGACTCACCCACTCACTGAGAACGCAACATAACAGCCCCGTGATCTACGGTGAAGACTGGTGCTACCTCCTACAAAAAAACGATAGAACAACAGGTAAGGCCGATGTCAGGACGAAGCGCATCTTCCTTCATCACGGCTATGGTGGCGGCGGTGAATCAGGCAGAGGCATCCCCCAGCACCAAGCAACCCGCTCGCAATGGCAGGCTGATGTGTTCATCTCTGGCCACATTCACAGACGCAACACCGACCACAATGTCATCACCAGCGTCAGCGGTAAAGGCCGGATCGAAACTACCGATCAATGGTTTGTCCGATGTGGCAGCTATAAGCAAGAGCTCGATTGCGGGTGGCACATCTCAAGAGGTGCCGCAGCTCGGCCACTTGGTGGCTGGTGGATCACTACGGAGATGAGCAGGTCGAACTCTCAAACCGAGTACAACACATTCCCGGAGCAGCCATGAGAAGCCACAAACCACCACGACATGAGGTCAGGTTCCATGATGCGCCTGGGTGCCGAGCACCTAGGCTTTCGCCCTCTCGTCGTGGCTACGGTCATTCATGGCAGCAACTCAGGAAGCTTGCCTTCGCTCGCTCTCCGCTCTGCGTCCGATGCGCTGCGCCTGCAACTGATGTCGATCATATCGTGGCAAAGAGCCACGGTGGCACCGACTCCCTCGACAACCTCCAGACCCTATGCCACAAGTGCCATGCGTTGAAAACATGGCATGAAGACCGAGTCGGTGGTGGTTTCGTCAAGCTTTCTGCGAGGCCTCAAAAATGACCATTTTTGGAGCAAAAAAGGGGAGGGGGGTCTTTTTTGTTCTAGGAGGGGTCAAAGTACCTCGCGTGATATGCGTTCACAGATTTTCACCGGTTACAGCCTTTTTCTTGATGTTTCAGGAGTAGTGATGCCTTCAGGCCCGAAAAAAACACCGACAGCAATTTTAAAAATGCGTGGCGCATGGCGTGCGAAGACACGCACCGGCGAACCAAAGCCAAGCGCATCGCAACTCGACTCGCCTGAGTTTCTCGGGCCTCGGGAAAAGATTATCTTCGACCAGATGTCAGAGGCGTTGTTCCGTGTTGGCGTTCTCACCGAGATCGATGGTTCAAGTCTTTCCCGTTATGCGATCTGTCTCGTCCGATGGATCGATGCCGAGGCCGCTTTGTCTGCTGGAACTCCCACGCACATCGAGATCATGGGTGATGACGAACGCCCGAAGGGTTACAAAGAGACCCCGCCTTACATGGTCTCATGCAAAATGCACGACCAACTCTTGAAGTTGGAATGCCAGTTCGGCCTAACGCCTGCATCGCGCCCTAATCTCCAAAGCACCAACGGCGGCAAAGATGGCATCATCGACATCATGAGGGCGATCCAATAACAACCCGAGCGCCAAGGAAAAAGAAGCCTGCACCTGCCAAGGATCACCCGATCGTGAGGTTCTTTGGTGACCACCTACGCCACACGAAAGGCGAGTGGGCTGGCACGGGCTTCGCCCTGGCTGAATGGCAACGACAGTTCTTAAATGAATTGTTCGGGACGGTGCGTAAGGATGGCTTGCGCCAGTACCGCACCGCATACCTCGAGGTGCCACGCAAGAACGGAAAGAGCACACTCGCAGCGGGTATCGCCTTGTTTCTTCTCTGCCTTGATCGTGAAGAGGGTGCGGAAATCTACAGCGCAGCAAGCGACAAAGATCAAGCCTCGATCGTGTTCGACCAAGCTTGCCAGATGATCGAGGAAAACCCAAACCTCTCAACCATGCTCAGGATCTACCGCAACAAAACCATCGAGCACAAAGCCTCGAACTCTTTCTACAGATCGCTATCCTCGGATGCCTTCACCAAACACGGGCTCAATGCTCATGGCGTGATCGTGGATGAGGTTCATGCGCAGCCGAACCGAGAGCTTTGGGATGTGTTGACAACCTCAACCGGCGCACGAAGGCAACCGCTCACGCTCGCATTGACTACCGCAGGGCATGATCGCCAAAGCTTATGCTGGGAGCTTCGCCAGTATGCCGAGGGTGTGAACGATAAGCTCATTCACGACCCTACTTTCTATAGCAAAATCTACACCAGCACAGGCGATTGGAAGTCTGAAAGCACTTGGAAGCAAGCCAACCCGAACTATGGCGTGACCGTGAAAGAGGATTACTTCGTGAAGGCAGTCGCTGAAGCCAGCGCCAACCCTTCCCGAGAGAACGCTTTCAGAAGATTACACTTGAACCAGTGGACATCGCAGGAGACGAGATGGATCTCGCTCGAGCGCTGGGATGCGTGCTCCCGCGATCTCCCTGACCTTTCCGGGAGGATGGCGTTCGGGGGTCTTGATCTCAGCAGTACCTTAGATCTCACGGCGTTCGTGCTTCTCTTCCCGCCTATCGAACCGAATGAACCCTACTGGATCTTGCCGACCTTCTTCGCACCCGCAGACGCAGCGAGAGAGCGTGAGCGAAATAACAAGCACAGGCTCGATGACTGGGAACGCCAAGGCTTGATCGTGACTACGCCAGGGCGATCGCTCGACTATAGGGCAGTCGTGGCGGTGATTGATGGCCTAGCAAGAAAGTACAACATTCAAGAGATCGCAGTGGACAGGTGGAACATCAACCAGATCAGTAAAGATTTGGAAACGCTCGGCAAGAATAACGGCAGGCCCGATTGGCTTGTTGGCTTCGGTCAGGGCTTCGCAGCGATGACCGCACCGAGTAAAGAGCTTGAGGTCTTGGTTCTCTCTGAGAAGATCGCACACGATGGCAACCCAGTGCTCAGATGGATGTTTTCCAATGTGCAGGTGGAAAGAGACAACGCGGGCAACATCAAAATGCACAAGGGCAAAGCGGTCGAGAAAATCGATGGCATCGTGGCAACGATCATGGCCCTCGGACGGGCACAAGTCAGCAGCTTAAACGCAACCAACATATACGACACCCAAGGAATAACACTACTATGATCGAACGCATAAAAGGCTTTATCTCTCGGGCGCTTTCCCTTTCGGGTGGCAACCTAAAAGACCCACGCTTAAACGAGCTCTTCGGTGGTTCTTCAACTGACTCGGGCGTCAGCGTCACACCCGATACTGCCCTCACCTACTCTGCCGTGTATGCTGCGGTCAGGTGCATTGCCGAGTCCGTGTCCTCGCTTCCGCTCAACTACTACGAACGCCTACCGGGTGGTGGCAAGGCACACGCAAAAGCGAACCCGCTGCACACGCTCCTTCATGATGAACCTAACCCCGAGATGAGCTCGCTCCAATGGCGTGAGGCCTCGATGGCGCACTTGTTGCTTCATGGAAATTCTTACTCTGAAATCGTGCGTGACCTTGAGGGCAATGTGGTCGAGCTCTGGCCCATTGACCCTACGATGGTAACGCCCAGGCGCACCGACTCGGGGGAGCTTTACTACGAACTCAACCGGGGAAAGTCTTTCATCACCGCTGGCAATATGTTGCACATACCCGGTCTATCATTCGATGGCATCTCAGGCATCAGCGTGATCGGGTTGGCCCGCCAGTCGATCGGGCTATCGATGGCAATCGAATCCTTTGGCGCTGGCTACTTTGGGCGGGGGGCGAGGCCCGGTGGCGTGTTGACTTTCCCTGGGCAACTCTCACCCGAAGCAAGGCAGAACCTTCGCAGATCGTTCGAGGAACTTCACGCCGGTGGTGCCAACTCTCACCGGGTCGCCCTCTTGGAAGCGGGCCTTAAGTGGGAAGCCATCGGCGTGCCTCCCGATGACTCGCAGTTCCTTCAGTCGAGAGAGTTCCAAATCATCGAGATCGCCCGCTGGTTCAACCTACCACCGACTAAACTAAAAGACCTTTCAAAGACTTCGTACAACTCCCTCGAACAGATGGAAATCTCGTTCGTCGTGGACACCCTGCGCCCGTGGTTGGTGCGTTGGGAACAGCAACTCAACCGCAAGATCATTCGCCCTCAAGACCGTGGCAGCTACTTCTTTGAGTTCAATGCCGATGGAATATTAAGAGGCGATCAGGCCTCTCGTTACAATGCTTACTCGGTCGCTCGCAACTGGGGCTGGCTCTCGGTTAACGAGATCCGAGAAAAAGAAAACATGAACCCGATCGAGGGTGGCGATGTGTATATGCAGCCGATGAATATGCAGGCACTCGGCACCGCACCCACGGCAGCGCCCGCAACCGATCCGAGTTTGATGGCAACCCAACCAACACCACCAACCTTACCAAACCCTCCAGCGGACACTCCGACCCGCTCTCATGAGTCCATCATTCTGAGACTCCTAGACGATGCAGGCGAGCGCCTGCAAAATGTGGAGTGTAGCGCCGTGAAGAGGTTTGCCAACAAACCAGCAGAGTTCTTAACCAAGCTCGATCACTTCTGTGCCGAGCATCGGGCCCGCGTCGTGTCCGCCTATGCACCCGTGCTCGAGGCGTTTGGCCTGACCACCGATCTCGATGGCCATGTCCAGCGCCACCTCGACCAGTTCCGCTCGACTTGGTTGGACTTCTCAGGATCAGTGACCGCAGCGAAACTTGCCGAAGCAGTTTCCGAAAAGATCAACACCATGAAAGGGGTCAAAGATGAAAACTAATACCGTTGAACGCAGGTTCAGCACCGAGCTCAGAGTCGATGTCGCAGCGCAGAAGATCATCGGCTATGCGGCCAAGTACGATCTCTCGAGCGAAGACCTTGGCGGCTTCAGGGAGTTCGTTCGCCCTGGTGCATTCACCCGCTCCCTCGACAGCAACCCCGATGTGAGGGCGCTCATTGATCACAACCCGAGCCTCATCCTCGGGCGCACCGTCTCGGGCACGCTAAGACTCGAGAGCGACGCGACAGGGCTCAAGGTTACCATCGACCCGCCTGACACCCAGTATGCTGCCGACCTCATGGCGGTCATGGCTCGGGGTGATGTCTCGCAGATGAGCTTTGCTTTCACCACTAGTGAAGACGCTTGGGATCTGGTGGACGGTAAACGGGTGCGCAGTCTTCTCGCCGTGGAGCTCCACGATGTGAGTGTGGTGACTTATCCCGCTTACCCGGACACCTCGGTGGCTGTGAGGTCGCTTTCGATCTACACCCAGGACGCCATCAGGTCAGCGCAACGCCTGCGGGAGCTTCGCCTCCGGGGTGATCGGTAGTTCAGCAACTTGGACTAAGCAACCGCCTTAGTTCACGCAAACGCCTTTCCGTGGACTAGGGTGGGGGAATTCCTCCACCCCCCCCTTTTTTTTTGGCACGATTGTTGACGGATCGCAGATC